ATTTTTTCATACAATCTCCTCCTAGATTGATCCCGGACATGACAGCTCTCTCTGCCTCTGTCCCTTCTTTTTGGCCGCTAATTAAAACGAACGTTTAAATTAAGCATAGGAGGCTTAAAATGTTAGAAATCAAAAAACAAGTGTTCGCAATAGGCGACCTTATGTCGGATGAAATAATTTCAATATTTATTTCACATAACAAAGAAACTGCAAAAAGAGAATTCTTAGGGTTTATTGTACAAAACCTTCAAAGAAACCCAACTTATGATACAGAATCGTACATCTTAAAAGAAATAACAAACGTAAAATTTAATGAAGAAATAATAACAGACGGAAAAACAGAATGGGAAATTTATTTAAAAAAAGATAATAACAAAAAACTTTATCCAAAGGAGGAAACTAAAATATGAGCGGAATAGCATTCGAAAACGTCGGGAACTTACACCCGCTAAAAACAAAATTTGAACATAACCACGAAAAAAAATTTGATTGCGAATTAGGGCAATTAATACCTATCCTATCAAAACTCTGCCTGCCGGGAGACTATTGGGAAATCAACCTAGAAACGCTGGTAAGATGCCTACCACTAATAACACCGGCAATGCACGACGTAACAATCGACACTCACTACTTCTTCGTGCCGTTAAGACTGCTTGACGACACAAACGCAAACCCGGGTTGCGGAAATCCAAGAGGGGATCCAGAACTACTTGACGGAGAAGATCCCGGAATCAAACCGGACGATCCAATTCAAACTCCAATGTTCTACTGGCAACCCTTCATAACAGGGGGATTCAAAGGCACGGACGATCAAGCTCAACCTGAGTGGGATCCGATCAACGCAAGCAAATACAGCTTGTGGGACTATCTAGGGTACAGACCCTTTAACACTGGGAGGTAAAAAATGAACAGCTCAATATCAGTACTCGACTTCAAAAGAAGGGCTTACAACTTAATCTGGAATGAATACTACAGAGACGAAACACTGCAAGATCCGATATCATGGAGAAACGAAAATATACTAAACAGATCATGGCGAAAAGATTATTTCACAAGCTCGCTGCCTTTCCAACAAAGAGGACCTGCAAGCGCACTGCCTGTAAACATAATAATACAAAATCCCGCACTTCAAGCAATATTCAATCTACAAATGGGACAACAAATAGACTTACCCGGCGGCGGCTCTCCAACAACAACACCAGTGGGAGGAGCTTTCGATGGAAGTTCACCAGGTAGAATTTTAACTACACCGATAACAACATCACAACAAATTAACCAAATTCTTTCCAATAACACAATTAACGCTAATAACTTGGGACTGCTTGCAAGCACGTTTGACGTAACGGATCTAAGGCACATAGTGCAGCTGCAAAAATGGATGGAGAGAAACGCAAGAGCGGGAGCAAGGTACAATGAATATATCAAAGCACACTTCGACGAAGAAATCGGCGATTCAAGAATGTGGCGACCGGAATACATCGGCGGGACAAAAACACCTCTTATCATTTCAGAGGTGCTACAAACATCACAAACGAACAATACTCCGCAAGGAACAATGGCGGGTCACGGAATATCTGCGCAAGGATCTCAGGTCGGAACTTACAAATGCGTGGAATTTGGATACATTATCGGAATGCTTAGCATTATGCCACGACCGGGATACACACAAGGAATACCTAGAGAAGATATGTATGAGACTCGAGAAGACTGGTTCAGTCCTGAATTCGTCAATCTCAGCGAACAAGAGATTAAAAATGCGGAAATATATTTCAACAACGATCAAAACGATAATGGAATATTTGGATTCCAAGGAAGGTACGACGAATTTCGAGTGGCTCAAGACGAAGTATGCGGAGGATTCAGAGATACTCTACTAGACTGGCACTTAAACAGAATATTCTCATCAAGACCAATGCTAAACGCAGACTTCATAGAATGCAAACCGGAAAATACAAGAAGAATATTTGCACAGCAAATTGATCCAAACATACTAGTTGTTGCACATCACATCAACTATGTATCAAGACCTCTGCCTGAAATAGCAGAACCGGGGCTGGTAGACCATCATTAATGACAAAAAAATTGTACAAAACATTATCAAACAAAACGTTATCCGAAATAATAGGATGTTATCCTAAAAATTGTCTCGGAGACGCAATAAAAGCATACGAAGCTGTATGCATGGAGAAATATTATGAGCAAACACGGAAAACCGCCAAAACAAAAACCCGTATCAGTTAAAAAATACGGAGCAAAAAGAGGGGGAATTAGATTATGAATACTCAAGAAAGCCCAACTCTTGACAATCAAAGAAAATTCTTCGACCAATACAACAACAAATGCAAATACATCGGAGAAAAAACATCAAATGAAACAAAAACTGTCACAGCAGGATTCCTTGACAACAAAACAAGAATTAACAACTTCAGAAACGCAGGCGCAATTACTCAAATGTTCAGAGAAGGACAGTTCGACTTTGATGACACCAAAGTTAATCCTGAAGACCAAGAATTTCCGCCTACACGCCGAAAAGAATTTGACTTCGCGGACGCAGCAGCTTACTTAAAAGCCACAACGCAAAAACTTGAAAAACAAAAAAAAGAAGCCGAAAACAGAGCAAAAATTGAACAGCTTGCCAAAGCAGAAAATGAATACCAAAAATCGGTCGAAAAAGGGGTCGCGGAGGCATTAAAAAAAGCCTCTGGGACGAACAAGGAGACACCTTAGACGGTGTCAATTAGCCATATGCGGATCAAGTAAGGCATATGGCTTGGGAAACCCCCTCTGGACAATCCTCACCACAGAGGGGGGAGTACCTTTTATTTTGACAAAGGAGACAAATATGTCATATAACAGCGGAAATTGGCTTGTAAATTTGTTTGACCAAATACTTACAGGATTTGGCGCAACAGGATCAGGATCAAGCGGAATCGGATCATTCTGGAACTCAATCACAGGACAAGGTTCAGACTGGGAAAGAACACAAGCAGATATACAAGAACGATGGGCAACACGAAACTGGGAAAGAGAAAATGAATGGAGAGGCGAAGACATAAATCTAGCTCAAAGATGGAGAAACGAAGACATTGAACGTAACACCGAATGGAGAAACGAAGACATCGACAGGGCAGAGCGATGGAGAAACGAAGACTTAGAAAGATCATCATTGCAATACAAAATGAACGAGCTCAAAGAAGCGGGACTGCACCCTAGCTTAGGAGCAGGGGGATTCGGAAGCGGCGGCGGCGGCGGATACCCGGGATCGGCAACAGGCATGGGATTTGGAAGATTCGAAAACGCAGGCGGATCAACAGGACAATCAGGAGCAATAGGAGCAGGCGGAGCAACAGGATCTTTAAACGACATGATGTCGCCCATGGTGGAGATCGCAAGAATGAAAAACGATTCAATAATAACAAGAGGACAATCACAACTGCTGCAGGCACAAGCTTTCAGAGAAAGAGCCGAAGGCGAACAAACAGATCAACAAAATAAAGAATACGCCGAATGGTTAAAATCAAACCCTGAAGAAATAGGAAAAATAGCAAGAGAATTAAAAGCTCTGGAACAAAAATACAATATAGACGAAGATAAAGCAAAAAGATTACAAAATAATATGTTAAGCGAAGAAGGATCATTCGAAACAGCTTACAAAGACGCAAAAGCAATAGGAATGAGCGATGATGACGCAAAAAATTACGCAAGAAACTTAGCACAAGAAAAATCTATACTTACAAGACTAAAACAAATACCGGGACTAGGACCATTAATACAAGCAGGATTAGACAAATTAGGAATCAAATGGAATTAAAATGAAGTGCAACAATCCAATAAGAATAAAAAACAAATGGGGAACCGTTGACAGAATAGTAAAATGCGGAAAATGTATAGGATGCACAATAAACAAAGTAACAGAATTGACACTAAGAACTCAATACGAAATGCAAAAGCATAAAAAAATGTGCTTTATAACATTAACATACGACACTCCGTACTTACCTTTCACAGAAAACTTTGAATCATTATCAAAACGCGATATGCAATTATTCTTTAAAAGACTAAGAAAAAATTCAAAAGCAGAAATAAAAACAATATACTGCGGAGAATACGGAGAAGAAGGAAACAGACCTCACTACCATGCAATAATATTAGGCATAGACAAAAATTCAACAAAAACAATAAATATAAAAGGAAAAAAAATAAAAGTAAACCAAATCGATTACGCATGGCAAAAAGGATTTATAAATTACGGATCAGTAACACCAGCAAGCATAAGATATACAATCGAATACATGCTAAAAGAACGCAACGATCCAAAATACAAAGAGTTACATATTCAAAAACCATTCTACAGAATTAGCAAAAATATGGGACAAGGAATCATTGACATTGAAAAACTAATTAATGACGGACACATGAAAACATCTACAGGAAACAGAACAGGAATTCCAAAATGCATTAAAGACAAATACGGAATAAGAGCAGGAGAAAAACTAGAAGAACAAATGATCACAGACATGAACAAAGCCCTTAAAAATCCAGAAGACTTAATAAAAGGCGCGCAAAGAGAAAAAACACAACTAGCAAAACAAAAAAAAGCTAAATCAAGAATACTGTAAAAAAAAACACGCGCGAGGATTGACGTAGAGCAACGCAAACAACCAAAAAGGTAAAATGACACGGCAAAAAAAAAACCCTCAGGAGCTCAATAACGGGCTTCTGAGCGATCGCCCCCGCGGGGGACTTTCAACCGGCACCTGCCGGTTGAAAGTTTTTAAAAAAAAAATTAAAAAAGCTTGACAACGGTGTCATTTATATCTATAATGACACCAAGGAGGTAAATATGACGGAATTCCTAGGAGCATTAATATTACTCGGAATGTTAACTCTAATTCCAAACGGGAATATAACCGAGTCAGACGTGCAGGAAATAATCGATAAACTAAAAACAGAACACGAATTAGCATTCCATGACCAAAAAGATCATGATTGCAAACACACATACAAAGAAATAATCGATGAACAAAAAATTGTAATACAAACAATAAAAGAAATAGCAGAAAAAGAAACAAAAACTGCACAATAAAAACGAACGTTTTTTCTTGCGGGGGAGTTGACTTTTTTTGGAAAAGATATATGCTGTAATTAGAAGCCCGTCGCGGTTCTGCTGCGGCGGTAAGGGGGCGAGAAATTGCCCCCTGTCTTTTTTTTATTTTAGGAAAAATCATGGCAAAGCAGAGAGTTATCGCTTACATTGATGGGTTCAACTTATTTTACAGTTGTTTAAAAGGGACATCGTACAAATGGCTTGACCTTGAAAAATTTTGTAAATTCTATCTTAAACCGAATCAAGAACTTGTTGCTGTTAAATATTTTTCCGCACTGGTCAATTCATTTAAGGGTGATTTAAGCCGGACACTGCGGCAGGATATTTATATTCAAGCGTTGCGATCAAATCCAATAATAGAGGTGCAGCTTGGTTATTTTTCTGTTCACAGGGTCAAAATGCCGGAGGCAAACGATTTTTTTAACAATGAGAAGATCACGCCGGTCGAAGTCGCCAAAACAGAGGAAAAAGGAACGGACGTAAATCTTGCTGTTCAACTTGTTGCGGACGCTTTNCATGACAGATTTGACTATGCTATGTTGTTTTCCAACGACAGTGATTTGACGCACGCAGTCCGCATAGCGACGAAAGATTGCAAAAAACGGGTAGGATTATATATTAATCGCAAGGCTGCATC